CGCGTTCAATATTGAAGGGGGGGGGGGAGGGTATGCCCTATATCTCGATGAGGGGCCCCGGGTATATACGTATATCCCCTCTCTCAGGCCGCACCTCTCCAGCGAAAGGGGGGTACCGTCCAGCGGGAATTTCCTGCCACAACTGCTGTAATGTGCGTAGCGGGACTATCGATGTGAGGTACAGTGAATCGGGGCCATCAATTCACTGGAAAGGACTTGGGCATGCCGGTTTTGAAGATGTACTGCAAGACCTGCGGGAGGTTTATTTGCCTGACTGACGGCACGCATTACACGCGAATGTGGAATGTGTGCCACGGGGAGGACTGTGAGAGCAGGGGCCCACATGTGCTGTACATGCCGGGCGATTCGTTATTCGACAAGGTATACAAGAACAGGAGACGTCATGAGCAGCAGCAGCAACAACTACGAAGGCCAACCCCTTCTTTTCGACATCCGCAGGTTTAGGCGTAACACTGACCCCTCCACCAGCGAGGGGGGTGCGATCCGTGCGGTGGAGCGTATGAAGCACACGTCGAAGTTCGCGTTGGACTGCATTACGCAGACCCCGGGCCTGACGCAGAACGAATTGGCACGTCACTACGGGACAAAGGATTCGCGGACGATCGGACGGATGTGTAAGCTTTTGGCTGAAGCGGGCCTTGCACATGAGGGCCCCAGACGGAAGGACAAGTACACGAACGTGACCGCGAACACGTGGTGGCCCGGTCACGATCCCAACGCAGGAAACTGACATGGACACTCCTGAAGGCATCGATCCGGTCCCATCCCCTGACCAGATCACCATCCCCAATTTCGGGGAATTCTCAGACGTTGACGAGGACACGAGGGACTGGGCCGCCCAGAAGCTGGGCAGTGAGGCAGACCTGAACAAGGCGTGGGTGTACGAGCATCTGACGGCCCTCAAGCGGGCACACGGCGACCTCCGTCCGTTCGGCATCTGGATCGTCGATCAGATCGGTGGGAACAACGACGGGAACCCCCTCGTCGAACTGATGGTCCGTGCGTCACTGGTGACGCTTGACGATTACGTGTCGAAGAACAACTGGAAGATGTGACGCTTTGTTGTGGGGGATATCAGGCTTCGTCAAGGAGATGGGCCAGCGTTACGACTGTGACGGGCTGGACGTGACGGATCTGGACTATACTGTTGATAACGACGGGCTGCACCTGTACTGTCAGGGCGATTGGGCGGGAACCCTGTTCCACGACGGGTGCCCGTACATCACCTCCGACTTCGTCCGTAATCTGGTATCCATGGTGAAGCATGGCCGACCTTGCGACCGCAGAAATCCAGAACGTCTACCGGATGTACCAAGCGGTGCGACGGATGGAGAACCCGCCGTCAGAAGCGTTGGAACTGCTGGAGCAGGCACAGGACATCATCAAGAACGAAAGCCGGGTGGATCTGGCCTTCATGACGGCCAGCGAGAAACAGATCTCTTTGGCGAACGGGTTCTGGGACGAACTGTACGACGTCATCGCGTTCGTCGGGGCGAATCGATCGGGGAAGTCTTGGGGAGCAGCGGTACTGTGCCTGTCGAGGTGGATAAGGGGTCGGGCTGAACCCGGTTCGCGCGTCTGGTGCGTCAGTCAGAACAGCAAGTCATCGATATCCGGTGCCCAGCGTGAACTGTGGGAGGCGTTGCCGCAGGACGGTTTCTCCCGCCCGTGGAACCCGGAGTCGGGTTTCGGCAATCGCGGGATCGTCCAGTACCGCTGCACCAACTCCAAGAAGGGATACTGCACGCTCACGTTCCTCAATGAGGAGCAGGACGTCAACGTGTTTGAGTCTGTCCCCTGCGACATGGTCTGGTGGGACGAAGCCAGCAAGGAGTCCCTGTTCGGTCGCCTCCTCATGCGTGTGCTGGACAAGTCCGGGGTGATCCTGATCAGCACCATCCCAGAAGAGATCTGGCTGCAACTGAGGATCAACGAGTCCGACAACCCCCGGTGGGTCTTCCGTCAGTTCAGCACGTTCGACAACGAACGCAACCTGCCCGAAGGGAAGATCAAGCAACTTGCTCAGGGCCTGACCCCGGAGGAATACCGGATGCGGGTGCTGGGCGAGTTCGTCAGCATGACCGGACTGGCCTTCCCCGAGTACCTCAACCGCCTTCAGCCTGACGGCCACAACATCGAGACCCCCGCGAAGATCCCCAAGGACAATGCTGGGCTCAGTCCGCGATTCGACCTGTTCATCGATCCCGGCGTCCACACTGCGGCCCTGCTGCTGGCTGTCATGCCCGACAACAGTCTGGTGGTGTGGGACGAGGTCTACTGTGTGGGCGAGCGTCCAGACGCGATTGTCGGTCGGATACGGGACATGCTGGAACGCTGGAAGCTGTCGATGGAGGATCTGGGCGATATCGCCATGGACCCGGCAGGGTGGAACACGACCCCCAGCAACGAACTGAACCTGCGTGACGAATACGACAAGTACGGGCTCAGGGCCCGGAAGTGGATTCTCACCCGTGCGTACGGGGGCGGTGAGAAGGCCATGATCGCCCGGGTTCGGGTTCGCCTACAAGAGCGAACGCTGTTCATCAACGATTGCTGCACGAACACGATCCGTGAGATGCGGATGTGGAGGTGGGTGATGGACGACACGCAGCGTATTGACATCAAGGAAAAACTGGCAAATACTGATAATCACGCCTGCGATGCCCTGAAGGCGTGGGTGTGCGACGATCCCCGATACACCACGTACATCCGGGCGGTCTACGACATGGACCCGGACTTTGCGGAGATGCAGGATGAAAATGCTTGGCAAGAAGCTTTGGTCTAGTTTGCGGGGTTATTGGTGGTGGTTGGTCTTGGTTGTACCTCCCGCACTGCTGTTCTACCTTGTCTTGTGGTCGTGCCGGTCTCTGGACGATCAGGTTCGTTCGGTAGTGACCGCTGCCGTATGCTTCAGCGGGTGGTCTGTGGTGGTGATGTTGCTGGGCGTGGTGATCGGATCTACGCTGACATACCAGAAACAGACACAAGCACCACCGTACGTGCCCCCGATCCAGTCCAATCCGAACTGGACGAACCAAGATTATGTACGGGTGATGGAGGAAACGCTTGCTGCGGAAGAGAATCAGCCTCGCGGTGCCGATGAGGAGGAACGCGTTGGTACCGTGGGAGGGGCTGAGTATTGATGATTCAGGGAAAATCTTATGCCATCCCCTACCGACGTTATTGTCGCCTCCGGTGAGGATCTCCAGAAGCGGATGGACTCCGCTCCTTCGTCGAAGAAGCACAAGGAAGTCGAGTTCCTTGCCGCGCTGGTTCAGGAGTCTTCTACCGCCCGGTCGGAGAAGGGCAAGGGTGGTAACGGTCTGTCTTTTGAGGACATGGCCAGCCGTAATCAGGCCCGTTTTCTGGGAGACCATACGTCCAGTTTCACGGGGGGAAGCATCCAATCCCGACTGCAGGAAGAGGGCCACCGCTTCCCTGTAGATAATCCTTCTACTGCCGGTGGGGTTGTCAAGGCGACCCTGAACCGAACCCAGACAGCAATCCTAGCCACGCATGCGGCCATGACCGAGCGGCCCGTGCAGGTCTCCTTCACTCCGGTCGAATCCGACGATCTGTGGTTGTTCGCGTTGAAGCCTGCTGCCGTGCGGCAGTTGGCCATGTTCATGCAAGACCCGGCGTTCGTTGCCCAGATCAATCCCCGCATGCCGCTGGGACAGCCACAACTGCGTGGCTTCTCCGCGTCTGAACTGGCGGGCGATGAGTTTATCGACGCTGCCCGTGCCCAGTTCCTCATGGACGCGTTGAAGAATCCGCTCACGGGGGCACCCCTGCTGAAGGATTCCGACTTCTACATCGTGAACGACGTGACCACTGCCCGGGCAGGGAAACGCCTGTTCGACAATCGGTGGGCAGAATCCAACGCCGACGAGGCTGTCGCTGAACATGCTCTCTACTGTCGGATCTTTGGTTTCCAACCCCTGTTCTTCCAGTGGGATACGCACAATGAGCGGTTCTGGCTGGAGAATCCTCACGGGCTGTCGGTACACCCAGACCCCGTCCACACGAGGATTGATCAATTTGACTATCTGGTGTGGGACTACTACCTAGATCTGGCCAAGGCTGAGGCGATGTATCCCAAGCTGAAGAAGAAGCTTAGGGATGCAGCCAGTAAGGGCAAGCTGGACGGCGGCGAGGGTAAGCAACCGTCCATCTACAGTGACAACAACTACGAACGCAAGATGGTCATGATCCGAACCGGGTGGATCAAGAACGCGAAGGTGGCAATGACGGAGCAGGAGGCCCTGCTCAAGGGTGCTGTCTACAGTCGGGAGGGACGACGCGGCCCACCGGAGTTGATCCGCACGGATACCAACGAGGCTGTCACGCCACCGTCTGCTGAGGATTACGCCGGAAGTGCTAACTGGCCAAAGACTTACGGCATCCTGCAGGTTCAGGTTCTGCCACAGATCGACGTTACAGTGGACAAGCGTCGGTGTCCATACATGGTCGAGCCCTTCGCTTGGACGGTCAACATACCGTGCCCGTTCAGGGCGTGGGGCCTTGGCGATCCGTTCAGGCTGGAAGATATTCAAAAGGCCATCAATAGAGAACTGACCACGCTCACCACGCACAGCCGATTCCATGCGTTCCCGACTGAGTTCTGGCCTGCTGATCTGCTGGACGACCTGCAGCGAAGGGGGTTCGACGCCTCCATCAGGCCGGGTCGCCGCATTCCGATCGAGCCACGCCTGTATGAGCGGATGCTGGGCCGGGGCGGGATCTCCATCACCCAGATGCCCCCGCCGTTGCCGCGTGACAGGATGGAGCTACTCAGGGATCTGCTGGCAGAACACGACAGGATCTCAGGGCACGTTGAGGCCCTGCAGGGTCGCACCCCGGGGGCACAGACGTCTGGGCGTACGATCCAGCAGTTGCGGCAGGAGGCCCGTGGCCCGCTGGGGATTCAGGCCCGGGCACTGGAGTCCACCGTCACGAGGATCGCCAAGCTGGGCATGGACTCGATCACCAAGTGGATGTCGCCCGAGCGTGCGTACGAGATCCTCAACGGCTACCCGCAGTTCGTCGTTGACGCGTTCTTGGAGCGTCTGAAGGAAGGCAAATACAACGTGGACGTGAAGGCCACGATGGGCCGTGGGATCTTGGAGCAGGTGGACAAGCAGGAGTCTCAAGCACTGTTCGGGATGGGTGCCCTCGACCTGTCCACCCTGCTGGAGGATCACAACAGGAACCCGGAACCGATCAAGCGTCGTAGGAAGCAGGACATTGACGATCAGGCTGAGGCAGCGGCAGCACAGCAACCGCAGCAGGCGTCCCCTGCTGGTGGGGGTCAATCGCCGCTGGGAGGTACTCCTGCTGGTGGGGCCATGCCCGCACAGCCTGCACAGCCCTTTGCACCCGGCGAGGAAATAGGTACTCTTGCCTAGAGTCCTTTCTCCTCTTGGCCTTTCCCGCTTCGCGGCGGGAAGGGCTTTTCGGAAGGTGCGTTGCCTTCCGGTAGAGACCAGCACACCTTGCAAGGTCAATGCGATCTGGTGTCGAGCCCACAACCCGTAAGGTCACTGACACAAACCAATCGGACGGGCAGACAACTGAGTCGAACACCGAAGTGAGCGAGCAACATGGAAACAGAAGCACAGATGTCA